TTCAGCAATTTGCCTCAATTGCTTTTCGTTCAGCCTCTCACCGCCGTTGGCAGCCCTTCCTTGCCGTTCCAATGCAGCGCGAGAGAAATCTGCATATAGCGTGATTTTCCTAGCTGCGAACGATCTTGCTTGCAAGGTTCCAATCTTTTTGTTGACTCGCTCTATCTCCTCAAGGGAGTTTGTTATCGCATCAACCTCCTTGAGTGCCTTGGCTGCGGCAACGCTGTCCTTTCGGTCTTTGGCTGCAAACAATCGATCCTGAGCCGCGTAGAGAGCGTTGTTAAGCCCCCGGTAGTGCATTTGCAAGACCGCTGTGTCAATTTGGTCTGGGCCTGTAGGATCAGCATCCAATTCCTTGACCAGTCGATCTCCGAGGGTTGGATCCTGCCTAAGCCTGTTGCTAGCCTCCTCTAGCCATTCGTCCATCGTTTGGGCTTCTGGTTCCACCAGCCCGGGGGATCCTCGAAGTAGAGCTATTCGGTTAGCCACCTCGTTCTTGATGCTCGTCACTGGGTCTACTGGACGCAAGACGGGCTCGCCCCTGGAAACAGGCTCGCCGCCCTTGCCGCCACGCTGGTCAGCTGGCAACCCTCGCTGAACCAACTTGTCGAACAGATCGCGGATTTCCTTGGGGAGAGGCGTTCCAGTGATCTCTTGCACACCGCTGTAGATTTCTCGCATCCAACGGGAGATCTTTTGGAACAGCGAATCGAGGACGCTATTCGGGGAGTCACCCTCGTACCAATACTGCTCCCACATCTTGGCGGCTTTTTCTTCCGCCTTCACATCCCACTTCGTTACCCATTTGCCATTCACAAAGCTTCCAGCACCGCTCGCCTTCTCTAGCGTTTCGATTTCCTCGTCGGTGATGTCGGCACGCTTTTCGGCTGGCACGCTCTTGTCGAGAAGGAACAGTCGCATCGGATGGAAGAACTCGTGGATGAACGTCGAGAAGTCAGCCTTGTTTGTGGCTCCGATCAGTGCTCGATGTGCGCTGATGAACTTCGTCCAGCCCTTGACGCTGCCGCCTTGCTGTTGGTTCTGGAGTAGCGTGTTTGGAGTGCTTCCAGCGAAAAACTTCTTGATGTCGTTTACTATTCTTTGCGGCTTAGTTCCTTCAGGGTACTGTTGCGACCATCTGCGCAATGAAGGTCTGTAGTATCCATTGCTTTCGCTCCACTCACCAAGCCCGTCCTCAAGATCAAGAGTGATCTCGCCGAACTTGCGCTGCGCCATCCTGGTTATCGCCGACAACTGTGCTGGTGTTGGCATCTTTGCAATATCCAAGGAGCCGGAGTTTTCGTCCATGCGAACCCAGCCGTATGCAATGACTTCCTGCATGCCAGCCGTCCCTCCAGCTTCGCGGTGATCGAGAGATCGCACTCCAGATGGGCCACCCTCACGTTTGCCAGACAAGTCCGCAAGATCACCGTTCGGCTTGATGTAACCCGCTTCTTTTGGGTTTGCTGTAGTCCCGAGTTCGCTCAGTCTTGCCCAATTGACATTCTTCAGGTCTTTTTTGGCGGCTGCTTTGTCTTGGCGTGCTTGCTCAGAGCCGATTGCGAATTGATACGCTGCAATCCAGTCCTCGTTAAACTCCAGTAGCGACTTGTCCTTGATGGCTCTGCGGACATCCTCTGCACCACGAGAATCGTAACCCATAGACCTCAGCCTGTCAGACATCTTGCTCAGCACAGCCTTCGGGATGGTATCTGCGTCGACTTGCTTGCCCTTCTGGTACAGCATATTCGGGTTGTTCGGGTTGAACGTGCCGCGATTGCCGGTGGCGGACTTGATCTGCTCCGAGTCAAAAGCGATCCACGCTCCTGTTTGAGCGTCATACGCGCCATCGTACCCTTGTGCTTTCAGGTCAGCGACTCGCACGTACCTAAGTTCTTCGTTGTATACAGTCGCAGGGTTTTTAATTGAAAGATAAACCGCAACTACGTTTGAACCAGCACCACCCTCTGGTAGTGCGTATTTAGCAAACTCGGAAGCAAAGTCTGGGTTCGGAGTGAACCAGATACCCTCGCTGTGAAGTCCTGTTCGGACGCCCATTCCCCCTTTCAAAATATCGTATCCAGATGCACGCCCGTGGTAAACCACCAGTGGCTTGCCATCTTCATCGACCACCTTGCTGTCGCCAAACCACGCCTTGAACGCTGGCGTGTCGGTTTGTGTTGCCCTCTGCATGAGCATGTTTGGATTACTTGGGTCGAACGTGCCAGCGTTACCCGTTGCCGACTTAATCTGCGATGGGTCAAAGGCGATGTAGTTGTCGTAGTTCTCATCTGCTTCCCCCTGCATCACAATGCTGTTGTACCCTTGACCCTTCAACTCATTCATCCGAGATACAGCTTCCCTCGTCACCTCTCGCAGTTCTTCGGCAAACTCGGGATCGTCCCAATCGTAATCTTGCGCTCTTTCCTCCATATCCATAAATCGGTCGTCGTGCTGACTGTCCCGATATGGCTTGGTGAACTTCAGGTAGACCTCGTGAACTCTGCCGTTTTCTCCCGCCCAGTATTCCGCTTCAGACCTGTTGGCGGTCATGTAAAAGAATGGAGTGCGAACGATGTCGCTGTCTATCGTTCTTTGTCCTCCGTGGTAAACAACCAACGGTTTTCCGTCCTTGTCCACCACCTTGCTATCACCAAACCACCGCACGAAGTTCTGCCATGTTGGCTTGCCGTTCGAAGCCATCGCATCACCCCACTTGTCGCGAGCGTATGACACGACGGCAGGACGGTATTCGCTCTCGTTAAACTTGTAGCCCGATGGTTGGTCGAAATCTTCTTGCGTCATCGCTTGCCCCGGCACCGGCGTACCATACGGAGCAAATCCGATCTCGTTCCTGCCGAATGCGGTGATGTCCTGGAGGGTAATACCAGCCTCAATCTGCTCGTCGGACAGCCTCTCTCCAAACGCCCTCTTTGCCATCGTGACGACTTGATCGCGGGTGATGCCCGAGACTGCTGCTGCTTGCTGCACACCTTCCATGCCTGCGACTTCTGCCGCTAAGCGAAGGAAACGGCTCACCTGCAACGTGCGATCGCGACCAATGGTTTTGACCGAGTAGGCAACGAAGTCGCGTAGATTGGTGATTCCAGCGTCCTGAGCGGCGATGGATAGATCCAACGCCTCCGACCACATGTTCTCGTTTACGTCTGGGGCGGTCTGGAAAAGCGGTGGCGGGAGGTTGCGCAGGTTGTCGTCTAGGTTTTGCTGAGCTTGTCCGTCTATATCTCCACTTCTCAATAGCAACTCAAATGCTTCATTGCCGCTCATTGAAGGTTCAACGTCCGGATCGGCTAAACCAGCAAAAAGACCCCCCAACTCAACATCCAGCCTTGCCTCCTTGATCATTGTTTTTTGCAATGCTATGCGGAATTTCCTGGCTCCACCATAATTTAGAAGGTATCTCCACAGCCTGTATCCATCGCTATTTGGATCCTTCTTGAATCCCTCAAGGAAGGTCATTTGCGGATCATTCATCCAATAGTCGATGTTTCGATCTGAGGATGCTTTTCCAGTCGAACGAAACTCAGCGTCGTATGTGATAGCCTCTTTTAGCCTTTCGCTTAGACTCCATTCGCCACCCTTTTGATTTAGAGACAGTATCTCTGGCAACGAACCATTGATAGACTGCAATATCCTTGGGCTTGCCTGACTAATCAGCGTCGCGTCTGGAATTACGGCTCCCATAATCGCTTTTTGAATAGCAAGCTTTGCGTCCTTTGTTAGAGACTTTCCTTGAACCCACCCTGGCATTTTTTGGATTAGTTCCGGGTTGTCCACAGCCATTGCCTCGGCAACAGCAACACCTTTCCTGTTCAAGAAGTTGCTCAATGTCTCGTCGTCCGATATATCCCTCAACACAGCGATCGTGTTTTTCCCAACTCCCCTTCCGAGCGACGCAGCTTCGGTAGCTACGTCTTTGGCAAACTGAGGGTCGGCGTTAAGTTGATCTATAAGATTCGGAACATCTTCGTATTCCTCAATAACGCGAATTAGTATCGGGCTCTCCATTGAGTTTATAGCTTCAGGATCAAGCCCAAACGTCTCTGCTTCTGCCACCAGAGCGTTTTGATACTCCACTGCTTTTTCAGGGAAAGCTCTTTGTAGATTGGCAATCATCATGTACCTGCGAGTGCCGCCAACTACATACAACTTGCCATCCTTGTCGATCACCATGGTCGGGCCTCGCTCGTGCCCTCGAGTTGGGTCTACAACCTTATCTGGATCAAAACCCCCAGATGGCATCCAGACTTGCTGTTTTTGCGAAGCGTTAAGATCCTCGTACCTTCTTTGCTTCTCTTGCCAGCTCTTTGGAAAATCCTCGTTGACCGTTAAGCCGAAAGGATGATGCGAACCAATGAGCATTCGCAACTCAACTACTTCGTAGTGGGCTTTCCTTTTTCCGACTTTCGTTTTTCCTCCGACGACGCGACCTGCTGACTCTTTATCCGCCTCAGCGCGTTCATCGCCTTTCTCTGATCCACTGTCAATTTCGGCTTCTTCTTCATCTTCTTGCGTTTCCTTGCTTACTGGTACTTCTTCCTCACCCTTCCACTTCGTCACCGACACAATGTCGGTTTTGTACTCTGGATGTCTCGACTTCGCCGCATCTGTGACGGCAAACGAAACCTGACTGTCCCTGTTCACTTGCGGCTTTCCGTCGACAACTGGGTGAGCGATGACGACACCACCACGCGACGAGAACACCTCCCACGTTTGACCATCGGAATCGACAAACCGGTCACGAGGTTTCAGTTCGGAAGCACCAATAGACTTCTTCCCGATCTTTTTCTCTGAAGGAACGATCACATCAACGATCATTTCTGGATAGAGTTTTGTCAGTGAATTGACCCATGCAAAATGCTTAGAGTCTTGCGGGTTGTATTCCGATCCTACGAACCCAGGCGAGGAAACAATCACTGCATGCGCGGGGATACTCGTCCTTGCCTTGTTATCTACAACCACAATCGCCTGAACCGCGCCAGTCTTATTGGCAATCGTTTGCGCTCGCTTCTTGATTGCGTTAAGTCGCTTGTCGCCGCCGGTGTACTCGTATGCTTTCCCATCTGGGTTCCCTGCTACTCTTGGAGGCTTTGAATCCCCAGACACGAAGCCATCGATCATGTCGCGCAATCCAACCTCAATGGTAGAATCTGGGGCTAGTTGGTAGTAAGACCGCATATCGCTCCAGGCTTCATTAATATCCTTGCGACGTTGCTGCGACTCTGGAGACGACTCGGCGTATGGGTCTTTGTCAGACAAAATCTTCGCAGCCTTGTCGGCTTGCTCGGTTGATGATCCAGCCTTACTGTCAACCAGATTGATCACACTTACTCGCTCGGCAGAGACTCGCGTTGACGAGTCAAACCCATCTCGCTGGATCTCGATCGTCTCGCCCTTGTTAAGCACACGAACGACTGTGCCTTCGTAGCCTTCCTCTTTACCCTTCGGGCTGACAGATACAGTGGTTCCAGCCCATCGATTTTCATCTTCGACAGAGGCGTTTAGCCATGGGGACTCAATTCCTGTATCAATCTCTTGGTCTTCCTCGAAATCAAAATCCCTGATTCGCTTAGCATCGCCACTCTTTGTTCCCTGGACAGCAGCAGACATAGATCGCATCCTAGATCCAACCGTCTTGCTGAGCTCGCGATCAAACGGGATATTGTTCGCAAAAATCCACTCGATATTTACTGGCTTAGCCGTTCCATATCTAGCCAATCGACCACTCACCTGCTCAACCTTAGTTCCACTCCACGGGAGATTCATGTTGATTTGGTAACGCGATGGCATCTTCCCGGTTGTGTCATGAAACGACAATCCAGTGCCGCCCTTATCCATCGTCGCAACAATGAGTTTTGCTTCGTTGTTTTTCCATTTGGCTAGGTTCTCTGGGTTTTCTGATGCAGAGCGACCAGAAAACTCGACTGCTTGACCAGGAAAAGCGTCCATAATCTTATCTATGACACTTGGGAATTTTTCCAATAGTCCAGCCTCATCCATTACCATTGCAATCCTGTGGATGAATCGAGCAAAAGGTGGAGGCCCGGCATCATCTCCGGTTTGCTTTGCTAAAGCCTTGGCTTGATACCACTGTCGCATCATTTCGTCCATTTGTGATGGAGTGTAGCGACGTTTCGCCTCCTTGCCTTTGATTTTGTAGCGGTCTCTATACGGCTCACTTAATTCAAATGTGCCTAGATCGAGATCTGATTTGTAGTTCACGAAGATTATCACTTGCGAATCATCTTCCTTGCCCTCGCCGATAACTTCTTTTGCTCTAGCAATAGCCGCATCAACCTTCGCCAGTTCCAGTAATCGTTTAAGAACTGTTTTCTTGTGTCGCTTGATATCCCCTTTTTCCTGATTGCTTTCTGCTTGCGACTCTGCGTCAGCATAAATTTCAACTACGCGATTAGATATGTCTGCCCAATACGGATCCGCTTCGATACTGCGCATTTCGCTTTTGACAGTTCCAGCCGGAAGTGACATCGGGCGCTGAACGTAAACCCCACGCTTCTTTAGCCATTCGTTGGCAGCAAACTGATCCTCTTCTGCTGTTTGATGTTTGTCCCACCAAACCACAGGAACCATGTATGTATCCCCTTTGTAATCGGTTTGCTTAACAAAGAAAACCTTTGCGCCAAACATCCATGCCCATGCGTCGAATCCACTCAGCGTGTTGCGGAAAGGTCTATTTGGGTTGTTTGAAGGGCGGGTGAACTCAACATTAAGTCCGTCGAAAATGCCGCTATACCCAAGGTACTCAGCTTCGGAGACGTTCTCGAACGGTGTCGCAGTGGCGTACACAGTAAAGGTTGAAGCCTTGACCATGCGACTAATCTTCTTCCCTGTCTCCCTGTCGCCGTTTTTCGCCGTATGCGCTTCATCGAGCAACAAAACGGCTCCGGATGTGTCCAGTGGCTTCTCCCTGGACTTGGCGTATGTCGTAAACTCTACGCCCTCAAGACCGTAATCCGCCAAATTGCCTTGAACCTGACTTATTAAGTTTTCGTTCTGAGTGACATAGACGAACTTCTTAAATCCTCTTCTGCGCAATTCACGGATCACACCACCAAGAACAAACGTTTTCCCTGTCCCTGGCGCTGATCCGATAACAAACATCGGGAGGTTTTCTTCGGCTGCGACGACAACACGACCAATATCCTCGATCTGGTTATCGACAACCTCTTGGGTCATCCCAAACTTCAAGCCTCTTGCGACGAGATCTTTTGTGGATTGATCAACACTGGCAACATAGTCCTCGCCAGATCTCTGGATGTCGGCGATTGCATCCTGCTCTCTTCTGGCGTCCTCACGCGCCATTTGTTCATCGCTGCCCGCATCATCGACGGGCTCATCTCTAGTTGCTCTGCTAGCGATTCTATCAGCAATTTCTCGTCGAGGGTCTCGCTTAAACGTCCATCGCTTGAGCCTTGGATCCCACCAGCCTTTAAGATCGGGTACTTCCCTTTTTGCATCGCCTATCTCCTTGCTGTTTTCGTAAGTATTTCCGGTAATTTGCCACGTTCCGTCTGGTAACTGCTCTACTTTGAGACCAGCCTGCCTGAGTGTTTTGTCGGTGTCGCTTTCTGCTGGAGCAGGCTTTGCGGGCTTTCCTTCTGCCTTGATCGTACTCAGGTCGACAATTTCTGATGTGTGAGCAGGACGATTCGCCCCCTTTGCTGGCTCGACCGTAACTATCCCGTCGAACCCGTCGTCAACGATCGCTTGCGACAAAGCCTTTCCTGTCAAGCCGCCGTATCGACCTGAAAGAACCTGCTTCCAGTTGCTCGCCTCTTGGTAGCCTCCACCGAACTCGATGACCAAGGGGTTTTGAAACGTGACGGTTCTGCGGTCAAACTTGTCTGGCATGTCGGCTGCGGCAGTGTTGCTGTCGCTAACTGCAACCACATACCGACCCGCAGGCTCTTTGTCTTGTCCAAACCTAGACCCCATGTCTGGCGACTTCTCTTTGTTGTGGAGAGCGATAAAAGTGAAGGGCTTGCCCTCAACAGGGATCTGCAACTCTCCTTGTAGTTCTGGTTGCGGTTGACCTGCTTCCTTTTCTTGCTTGGCTTTGCTTGCCAGCACATCATCAAACTTGCCGCCTGGATCCTTCGTCAGATTCAGGCTATGCGCAACTCTCCATGCCGACTCGAAGTATGGCTTAATCTCGTCGAGTGCATCTGCGGAAAACCTATCCGACACTTTTTCCACAAACACCGCAAATGTGAGCACCTTGTCTTTAATGTGCACTCTCGCAATATTGACTGCAATGCTTACGAGTTTTGGATCAAGCCCTGAACGCAATTTATTGTTGAGCTCGTCTTTGAACTGCTGGTACAATTCGTCCAGCTTTTTTCGATTCGCATCCCTGGCTTGTTCGGTAGTGGTAGGCGACTTGTCTTTCTTTGACGACCGAGGCTTCTTTCGTTTCTTGCCCTTCTTCTCGCTCGGAGCGGCTTGCTCTGCTCGCATCTGCGCTTCAAACTCAGCCCTCACCATCTCGTCCATTGCGGCATTTTCGTCCTCTGCATCTTCTTGTCGTTCGTTTCGATCTTTGATCTCCCTCTTCATTGCCTCCTGCTCGCGACGAATAGACTCCGCCATGTCCTCCTGGCCTTTGCGTTCATAATGCGAAATCAAGATGTTAGAGAAACCATACGCTCGATTGAGATCTTTGTCTGAAGCTTTGCCTGGGTCTCCGACGACATTAAAATAGTTGCGACTTGACTCAACGTCTTGGATCTCATCCTCGCTCATTCCTCTCTTGCGCATTTCATCAACAGATTCCCCGTCGCTTACTGTCGCAGGGTCTATTGAAAGCGGTTCAGCTTGTGCCGCACCTTCTGCTTGCCCTAATAGAACCTTGCGAGACCCGACATCGCTTGAATCAAGTTGCACATTCAGGGTAAATCCCTTGTCAACGGTCTGCCCGTAGTTGTCTGGGTCTATTTGCTGATTGACCCAATCGGTTGGAACGTCGATATACTGCAACTCGGCATTATCTCGATAATTTGCGGCATACTGCCTGTCCGTGCTATACCATGCAGATCCAGTCAATCTACCTTTTTCAGCGCTTCCGTGATAAAGCCTAGTCATTCCACTTGCCAATGGAGGCTCGTCTGGTCTAGGTCTTTCTGTAGATTGCGACTCGGCAGCAGCTTTTCGAGACTCGTCAAACATCTGACGCTCTTGCTCGGATAGTCGGCGAGGCTCGTAAATTGAGCCTACTTGCACTTCCGCTTGTGCTGGAGGCTCTTGGCTCTCTGGCTGCGCTGGTACTTGCTCTTGCCCAGACCCACGTAGATCTGCGCCGCCTTGCTCTTGTCGTACTTCCTCTTGAGGGCTTCGTATTGCGCCGGCATCGGGGATTTCTCCTTGTGGTTGTGAAACTCCAGGTTCAAACGGGTTTTGTGCGGCTGGTGGTTGCGGCTGCCCTTCCGTAAAAGGATCTCCGACTGCAGGCGGCACGACTTGAGGTGCTTGCTGAGGACTTCCGATCACATTGAATCCGATGTAATTAGTCCCACCTTCTGTCGTCTGCTTTACATCATCAACCTGATAACCTTTAGCCTGAACCGCTTTTTGAATCTCCCTCATCATCAGAGCATCAAGCGTTGGGTTGTCGGTCACAAAAGCTGTAGAACGACCCATTTTGATTGCGTAATCTGCGTGCCCATCAATTGTCTCGCGTAGGCTTTGTATAGTCCTCGCCTGTAAAGGTTTCGGTTCTGTTCCTCGCGACCTCGCTAGATTTTGACTCCACGCATTTGCGTACTCCGTGAACGTATCAGTAGGTTCCGGTGCAGCTTGAGGCTGTTGTGGCAACCGAACCGTATCGGCGTGCTGCTTTGCTTGCTCAAACGTCGGGAAGATGTTTGCAGTAGGAAACACCTCACCGGAGTCTATATCCGTGAGGTTCACCAAGAACCCTTGAGGATTCTGCCAAACCCTAGCCACCATGTTTTCATCGCCAGCGACCTCGTAAAGCGGGGTAGGTGTGATCGGTGCTTCGACTTGAGGTGCCTGCGGAGTTGGTGATCCAGCTTGCTGTCTGGCAAACTCATCGTCAGATTCACCCTCAGAAATCATTCCGTCGATCATAGATGCGATCTCTGGATCTGGGGTGTCCTGAGCCTGCATTTCCTGCTCGATACGATTGATTTCGGACTCGACGTTCGCCATTCGCTCTCTGCGGCTGTTCCCTTCGATACCAGCCTCAGTCGCATCCTCCTCAGAAATGAAGCCCTTCTCCTTCAGTTTCTTCAGTCGCTCAGCCCTGTCCTGCAATGCCGAGGAAGCAGCACCAGCCGCACCAAAACCAGCACCGGCGAGCGCACCGGCAGCACCAGCCTCAGCCCACTGCATGAAGTTCTCTTTAGTCAGCAGCTTCTTCTCGGGCTCGTTAATCGTCTCGTTGACACTACCAAGAAACTCTTGAAATCCTTCCTGGACACCTTCCTCACCAGTGTTCTTTACCGCATCCCAAATGTAGCCAGCGGCAGTTCGAGGGTCGGCGTTTTTGATCGCCTCTCGAGATGGACTTCTTCCGATGAAATTCTTAACGGCGAATGGCATATTGCCAAATCCGATTTCAGTCAAACCTGAAACCTCGCCAAACAGGATTGCAGACCACGGATTGTCATATCCCGCCTCTCTGCCCTCGGCATACATGCCGCCACCTTCTTGCAAGGCTGTAATCCGCTGAGCCGCAGCCAAACCCCCAGCTCGCTTCGCTAAGACGTTGTTCACCGCTTGCCGACCCATGCGATCGGCAACCTCCTTGGCTACGCCCTTTTCGACATACTTTTGCGATGCTTCAGCCATTGCCTTCTTGATTGCAGCCCTACCAAAAACACCACCAAGGAATCCTGCTGGAACCGTCACAACGTCTCCTGGATCCGGCGCAGGCACAATCGCACCACCAATAGCCGCACCAGCGACACCAGCAGCACCAGCCTCAACCACAGATGGAATTAGACTACCACCCGTACCAGCCACCCAAGTGCCGAAGTTGCCAACGCTTCCAAACGCACCCTTTTGCGGATCGGTGGAGAAGAACTGGTCAACGGTCGCTGGGTTCTCCGATGCCTGACGCATCTGCTCCTGATACTGCTGGAACCTTCTGTCGGCAGCCTCAGTGTCGCCCATAGCAGCACTGTACATCCCGAGCCCGCCGTAAAAAGCCGCTTGAGTGGTGTCAATGCCACGATACAAGCCTCGCATAAACTCGTTGCGAGTGGCTAGATTTTGCTTTGCTGCCGCCTCTGTCTCTGCCGGGGTCTTTGAAACTTCTAAAGCAGGCGGTGTCTCTACGGATCCTTGTTTCACCTTTTTGAAAAGGCTAATCACATCGTTGTCGGCTGGAGTCAGTGATTCTGGATCAAGAAATGCACCGCTTTGATCCTGATTGTAAACCAAGGACTTTTCCTCGGCAGGCTGAAACGCCCCGGCTGTAGATTCCGCCTTTACTTTTTTGATGATATCCAGGATGTCAGTTGTGCTCATTTGCTTTAAGTCTTAAATAGTGATGGCGAGTTTGTAACCGAAAAACACTAGGAATTTGGAGCCATTTTTTCCAAGTCAATTCCCCTGGAAAGCAAAAACCTAACTGCATTCTCTCTGAGCCTATCGCTCAATTTCGTGTCGTAAGCATCCCTGATAGCATCTTGAACATCAGATGGTTGTTTGCTTGCAAAGTCTTTTATCGCTTTCGACATGACTGTCTGTTGCGATGTTGGCTTGCCTGCCTTTGGCGATTCTTTTGGTTTCTGAGCCGAAGTCGGAGGCGAGTAGCTTCCAGCCGCACGCCCTGTACCTCCAAGACCTATTCCACCCATCGCCCTATTCTGATCCATGCTTCTTCGCATCTCCTTGAGCTCTTTAGTTGTCGGCAGCCCGAGTTCTTTTCGTTTCTCGTCGCTCATTGGCACTGGTGGTGGCGCTGTCGCACCCTGAAACGCCTGCTGTTGCCCAATAGCCTGTTCGCGAGCAGCCAATTCCTCGCCAGCTTGCATAGCTGCTTCAACTTCCCTACCAGCAGAACTGGTAAGCGAAGAACCTCCGTATTTTCTGGAAGGAGTCGCAGATTGAGGTGCGGTTGCGACGGACTGAGCGACTGGGCTCTGATACTGATAGTTAACTCCGGAAGCAGAGGGAGCCGCTGGAGAATCCACGGGAGCCTCTGGCAAAGCATTGTAAGCCGCCATCTGCTGTGGCGTTGAAACACCGGGGGAAACCTCAGCGACAGGTTTCTTTTTGCCACCCATGATCGTAACGCTGCCCTTGCGACCACCCATAGCCGTTCCAGGCTTTCCAATTGGCTCGTCAAACTCAAGCCCACCGCCTGGACGGATCGAAGCTGTGACGCGATTACCAGTTGCAGGATTGATCCCGTAATCAACGCCACCAAGCCCATAGCGACCCTTGAACTGACCGACGTTGCCAGTGTTTTGCTGCGGCGCTGGAGCTCGCATTGCGGCATAAGCGGGATTTTCCAGATTAAAGAAGTTCGTTCCTGGACTCCTGTCCATGTTGGCAAGATCGTAAGCGGTATCAAGGTTGCTTCCCATCGCCGCATCGAAACCAGCCCTTCCAGTCGAAACTGGCTGCGCAACAGGTTGTACACCAGCAGTTTGCTGACGGATGTAATCCGCGCCTTGGCGATCGTACAAGCCTGGATCACCAACGAACTCACCCCGCTCGTTGTACATCGCATTTCTGCCAAGGGCAGTTACGCTTTGCCCCTGGGGGCTTATTGAAACGTAACCTCTGGCACCTCTTTTCGCTGGAGTTGTGGTAGGGGCGGTTTGCGGAGTTGCAACAGGTGTCGCCGGTGCGGCTTGTTGCGATGCTGCCTGCTGAGCCAACACTGGCTGAACCCCAAACACTGGTTTGCTACTGTAGTCTCCGGTAGGCTGATACGCCGACTGACCGACTGGAACTCCCATGCCGCCTTGTGCGTTGGATTGCGGTTGATAATCACTTGGACCACCTAAGCCAGCTATAAGGTTCGGGATCCCCGGTTCACCGACAAGACGCATGGAGTTTTGCTGAATCTCACCTTGTGCGTTTGGTTGCCGTTGACCGCCGTTGAGCATCATCGAACGCGGACCAGTTTGGTCTATGTCAGGAACCCACTGTCCGTTTTCCCATTTGGAGTCTACTTGTGTGCCATCATTCAACACATACTGCGGCGGCATAGACGCCAACACCATCTTTACGCCTTTTGGATTTTCCGGCCCCTGTCCTGGAAACCTGAAACCAGGTTGTATTTGCGTATGGCTGAATCGCGGATCGGATGACTGTGGTGGCATCTGCCCTTGCGGTTGCGGTGATCCGAAACCACCTTGTGCCAGCACCGTAGACGAACCAAACACCTGCGGCGAGGTGATCGACGCTTGTGGTTGACCAGCAGGAGGGACGGGTTGTTGTGGGGCATTACCAACAGGCGGAGCACCTTGCTGCTGCTGACCTTGAGGTGGCTTCACGCTCTCTATGAATTTTTGCTTTGCTAGGTAATCGTTATGCATTCGAGCGTGAATGTTATCCGTAGTTACAGGGGCTCCTTCTTCTTGCAATCTAGCCTGTGCGGCAGCATACGCATCGTTGTAGTTCTTCGGATCGATAAAATAGTCTGCCTCCGTCATGGGCGGCTTCCCTTGCACTGCCGCAGGAGGCATTTGCTGAATCTTCGGCTGAACTTTACCAGTGGATCTGGTCATTCGCATGCGAGACTGGATATTACCAATCGCCTGGGCTCTTTGTGTACCGTCAATGTTTCTATCTCGCAGGATTTGACGCATCGAACGCTGATCGTCTCGGAGCGACCTAACGGTATCTGGGTCGTAAGCCCCGCTGCGGATCTCCTGCTCAAGCATCGCGTCATCTTCGCCGATAGACGGTTCGGCGTTGTAATTGCGCATGGCTCCAATCTGGCTTATCCTTGCTTGGTCGTTGCGCTGATCCAGGTCGTACTTGCGCTGTTGCATCAGCATTTGACCGCCGTACTTCTTCAGTTCGTTACTGCTCGGGGGCGCTACCGCCGCTGCGTCATACTGGAATCTAATTGGCATTTCGCAAAACTCCTTTGATTTACATTGTCTTTTTAGAGACTTACCACCTAAATCGCAACCCCGTCGCTAAACGGCCTGTCTTTCCTCCAGGACTCCCAATACGGGTGCTCAACTGGAACTTTGTACTGCTGATGCAGCATTTCCCTGCCAATTTGCAGGGATTCCTGCTTCCAGTGAACTGGGTGCGACTTATGGAAGAAAAACGGCTCGCCAATCCAACGTATTTTGGCTTTTATGCTCTCTAAGTGAATAGGAACCCACCAATCCCACATTGTCTGCCCAATCGCAAAATCAAGGTCTGGGAATGATTCTACATCCTCTGGGTACAATAAAAACGCATCAATTCCCCATCTTTCGATGTTTGTTTCAAATATCCCGTGATCGTAATTGTGCCGAAGTCCTATCAGTCTTTCCCTGGATTTTAACGCGTCGAGCAGTATCGACTGCGATCCGTGCATCTCAATGTCTGAATTTATCAGTAAAAACGCTCCGGACACAACATGCAAAAGATCGTAAATCCTCGTAGTCGGTCGATCGTAAGAGTCAGACTGTCGGCATGGAACAAAATCGACATACGGATAGATCTCCCGCAACTGAGCAATGTCTCTCTCAGAGTTTCCAGCAACAATCCTCAATCCCATATCCACCCAAGACTGCAAACATCGCTCTTGAACCTTGATGTGATGCGGCAGAAGCGACAATGATGTCACGGCAGTAAGTCCGCTTATCGGAGGCTGAGGATTCTTGATCGAAAGATGGTCGGAAACCCTCTTAATCGTCGAAAGCTTTTGCGTGCTGGCTGAGGCGTGTACTATCCATGCGCCACGAACACCATCCTCAAATGGCGTTATTGGCTGGCTGTGCTTTCCGTACCAATACTGCCAATTGGCTTGGTGCGGAAGCGCATCAACGCGGAAGTTGTTGCGGTTGATGTGACCTTCAATCCAAACCTGCTCGGCGAAGCGAGACGTTCCTATTTCAACAGTCGGTCGTATCCAAATGTGCTTTGCCTCTCCGCGAGTGATCACCACGCCAGTGTTGAAGGCCGTCTCCAGTATCGGAATATCCACTCCGGACAGCCTGGACACTCTCTTGCGCTCTTCATTGATGATCGACGGGGATCTCAAAACACCGTAATCGTCATGGATCGCAACATCGCCTTTGAACATACTGAATAAGTCTGGACAGTTTTCCGTGATGATGCAGTCGGCATCAACAAACATCACCTCATCGTACTGCTTAGCAAACTCGTAAACCCTGAATTTCTCCATCGGCCCCCAAGTCTCAGTGTCGTTGTCCAGGTCGATCAGATCGGCGTTTACCCTGTCAGCATAAGCCTGCATGTGCGATCTGGTGGTAGCAAGTATCTGCGAAAACTCCACGCCGTTTGCCACCGTGATGACAGCTCGGGTCTTTCCGGTGCTAGGTCTTCGATTGCGCCAAAGCATGTAGGCTCGATCCAGCGATACGGTAGGCTTGTCAAGCGTTAGGTTCACCTCGTTGTGAAACTCGACTGTAAACTCAAACCACTCCTCTGGTGATCCGTAGCGAGGCGGAATCTTCTTGAGTATCGCATCAACCTTCTTCTTGCACTCGCACCCGTTGGGCATGTACTTTTTGAAATCTTCAAACAGTTCAGGCGTTCCATGATCGATCCGATGCAGCTTCGACCAAGCCTTTCGACCGTCCAAAGCTTTTTTTGTATGGTAGTCGTGCAAGTTTTTACTATTGCTTCGCTTTACGGTAATGGTCGTAATCCACCCATTCTTTCCAAAAACGGCACCGCACGAGCAGACATAGGGTCGGATGTCATTCGAGCAATACTGATCGCAATGCGGACATTTACAACTCCCTACAGTCTTTTCTTGAACAGCAGTCATCAGAACTCACCGTGATGTAGTATTCGCAAGATCCTGTACCAAAATAGACATTGCGACAAAAACAAGCCAAATCGCTATCTGCAATCAAATACGGCCCGAACAAAAAACAAGCCTCTCCGGTTTCGCTCGAGCAGTTGTAGTCAGTTGCGTACCGAGTGCTTGGGCCTTCACCACTCTCCGTGCAACCACCAGTGTTTGCCAAGACATACTTTTCATTGCCCTCTCCGACAACACAACTGAACTGCACGACAAAAAACCCGCAACACTGAGTCCCTTCGTGCTTCCATGTGTCATCCACTCGATCATACTCGATCTCGAAGCAACACGGCTCAAGCTCTTCTAGTCTTGCGCAACCTTCAGGTTCGGGCCAAATGCAAACGTTCATCACTGGCGGAAGTTCTATTCCGTCGTCAGTTCCGTATGTCGTGTTGTCGTCGCAAAGACACAAGCCGCACCGAGGGCAATTCAAATCCCTGGTCTTGGGCGGATTGCTGTTGTAGTGCCTGTAAAACTCAAAGTCGTCAGCCAGCATGTCTTCTTCGCTCATGCCAAAGCCGCTATACCAGCCGTTTTCAAATAAACCTTGAGACTTCATTGATATGGATCCGAGTATCGAGTCCTCCACTCCAGCGCAGAAACTATCCTCGTCGATCGCTGCGTAGAACCTCCTAGACGTTCCTGTCTCTGAAAATATCTGCAACTCCTTTAGTATCGTCTCGTTCCCGCCGCTTCCGATACCAAGCCTTATCCAACTTCGATCGATTGGGTCGGGAGATCCGCCAAAAACACCACCGAGCCTCTCATACTCTGCGAAATAGTAGGATGTCGGCTCGCACACAACAGGATCGCCAGAGTCGGTCTTTACGACATTCAGGTAAAGTCGCCACTTCTGACCGCTGGAATACTCAGAGTATGCTCTTGGTTCTTCCTCTTGCGTGACGATCGACACGTACATCGACCCAACTTCGTCTGGGTGCTTCACGCTACACACAGCTATCGCGTCTGGCACCTCGCAGCGAGCTCTCCAAGTCGGCACATCAACCGTGTAATAGTCGCCTGGGTTGTCGCACCAGCCTTTACCAGAAAAAGGGGCTGACACTCGCTTCCCTAGAGGAGTTCCCGGCTCGTCTCTCGTGAAATCATCCGAGAATATCAGGCATTCAACGCAACAGCATCTTCGTGACACCTAGTACCTCGACAGCCTATTCTTTGCACTCACAATCATCCTCCCCTTCTGGTTCGCACTCGCACGGAAGAATTTCATCCGGATCACACTTGGCATCAATTATCCAATACTTACCCTCTTGGAATAAAACCAAGCCTTTCGTGCCAGCCACCATTTCATCCGATGCGCCAGTCGGGTCGTATATGTCTGCTAGGTGCGGCCACTTGCCTGTCATTTGACGCACGCAAGCTGAGCATTTCCCTTCTCCAGTGTCAAAATCCTCTTGTGACTGAAATTGGAATAGCTTAGTTTCTGTATGGACTAGCATCCAGTTGATCACTTTTCCATTGTGATCCAGTAGTATCGATATCTCGTCCTCGAGGCATTTCGGATGACCGCCATAAGGGGATGCGTCAACGACACCTGAGTTTTGCCCTACTCTCCATTTAACCTCAATCGGAGACGGGGGGACATAATGCACATCAACATCTGCAATTCCCTGCGTTGGCAAAAACGCTGGAAACACTTCCCCAATGCGATATCGCTTCGCACCACCCTCGGTGACTCTACATCCAAACGGCTTTGCTACTGAAATCCCAGGCTTCTCGGAATTGTTTTCTGCGTAATCAATGAACTTGAGTATTCTCGGGTCAAATCCACGACATACGACATGGTTCTCGTATTTGTCCTCGCATGCAATCTGAACCATTGCGCAATAAGGCCACTCTCCGTGCAACTGCAAGTCGTCATGATCACCACGCATCGCATTGAACGGCGAGGGGATCTGAAAACCTGGAGTTGGACGGCGCTTCTTACGAAACATCTTAGTTCGGCGTTAGCCAGCCTCCACCACTGTCGCCAAGACCGGCGATCATCTTCGCCATGTCGTTCCACTGAGGCCCGATATCCTCGCGTCGTTCGACAAACGCATAAACAGCCATGAGCAGCTTGTTTCTCTCGTCGAGCTGGTATGTCATAAGCCGCATGTTTTCGGCAGCCACCGACTTCCACCCTTCGAGACGCTGAACCTTGGTGTTGACCATCTCGGCAATCGCTCTGTGCTTGTGTTCGGCAAGAGCGTTGGCGTTTTGCATGAGAAGTACAGCGTATCGCTCCTTGCCACTCATCAAGGCGGTCAAGGCGTTCTGAATTTGCCCGAGTAGCGTGTGCTTCTCAGCCATTTCAGTCTTTGTGACATCCTGCGAAGCAACATACTGACGCTGGGTGCTTTCCAGGAATTGCGCTTCGATCTGCTGAATCCTTTCGTAACGCCTGTTGGCTTCCTCGGTGTCCCATTTGGCGAAAACGTCTCGAAGTTGATAAATGCGATCGATTGAGTCGATCGTTCTTTGCCTAACATCCTGCAACTTACCGTAGAGATTGGAACTTACCTCGATCCCGTATTTGTTGTTTGCGTCTTTGGCGGCAAAAACACCCTGCCTTCCCGCCAAGATCCTGTTGGTCGCATCGGTTCGAAGCGAGTAGATGTTGTTGACGAAAGTAGCTTGGTAGCGTAGCACTTCCTGACGAACGGCGTGGAGCCTGTCCACTCCATCAAGTTTCCTTGCTCGCATGGCAACCTGTTGTTCGTACAGTCGGTGCTGGTTGTCAAGCTTCTCGCGATTCAATCGGTCGTTGAGGATTTGAATCTGCTCATCCTTATCCCTCTGGTTCCTTGCGGTGACATCAACAGGCATTGTCGCCATGGACAAACCCCTGCTTACAAGCATCTGCAATTGAGACGAAAGGCTTGAAGCAAACTGCTCGTTTATTCTTGCCAAGTCGGTCTGCCCGAGATTGGTCAAGAAGCTTCTTGCTAGTTGAGCGTGAGTGGCGTAATCGGTTTCTAGTAGACTCAGGATTGCGTTGTAATCACCAGCATACTGAGACAGCGTGCTACCAAAACCGTTGTTTGCTTGCTCGAGATCCAGTGCAACTTTTTGGTAATCGTCCTCAAGCTGCACAAGTATCGCTTCAACCTGATCTACATAGACATCAACATCCGACGAAACCTTAGCCAACTGCACATCGATGCTTGCTGCATGCGCCGTGTAATTGCCGGAAAGTATCGCAAACGCTTGATCGTATTCTGCTATGTGGTTATCCAGGGTGCTGTCGAGAGAAGAAATCTTCGAAAGCACATCACCCAGGTAAGCCGCGAAGTTTTGATCCAACTCAGCAAGCCTGCTGTTGTAGTTGTTGACATAAGTCGCAAGATTTGTGCTTTGCTCAGCGAAAAGAGCCTCGATATCCGCAGCGTTGTCGCTGGCATTGGTTTCCAGGTCGCCAAGCCGCGTAAGCATTTCATCCAGGGCAATCTTGGCGTTGTTTGCATCAATGACAACCTGAGCCTGATTGTCTGCGATCATCGTCTCGATCGCGTTCATGTACTCGTCGAGATCTGCCAGAAACACCCCAGACTGTGCGTTCTGCTCGTCAATTTGTGCATCAAACTGCTGATGGGAGCTATCCACCATGTTTGTCATGCTTGCCAAAACATCGTTGTAACGTATCTGATTTGCCGTCCTGGCGTTATTCGCTTCGAGCGTGAATGAATTGCACAAACTCAGCAAAACACCAGATGGAGTAAGACCCTCCTTTTTAACTGAAAAATAGTTAGTCGGAGGGACAGTGGTGTTGTCCTGACGGATATTGGTAATCTCAAAACCCTGGGCAACAAGCCACCCCATGACGTTTTCTGGAACGTCGGTGATTGTTTGAGTTGCAAACCATTGCGCAATCGAGACGAAAGGGTTTACGACTCTCGGCACAACGAGAGGCAGAGTTTGATTTGGGTTAATCTCCGGTACTTTGTTAACGTCGTTTTCTGTCGACACGATTAAACCCTTTCGTTAAGCAGTGGTTGCCCGAGCTGTCATGTCAAAGACCGTCCATGTGTCTGCCGCAGAGCAGAAACACCTCACACCCTTGCTGGCTGGTATCACTACTGCCGCATTGGTCGCAAGCCCATTGATCGCACCGTTTAATGCTGGGTATAGCTTTGCAGTGATCGCACTGTTGTTGATCACCTCCATGATGTCGCCAGCCGCACCCGTTGGGAGTTTGACACCCTTAGCCGCACTGTCAGAGGTGATAAACGTCGTGTTGGTAGCAGACAGCGCCGCAGCGTCCAGGTGCGTACTTCCAGTGGAAGCCGTAGAGACAGCCGTAACGCTAGCGTATGGAGCCCACGTACCGTCTCCACGCATGAATTGCCTTGTGTTATTGCTCAACTTCGGAAGCAATCCGTGACAGGCTGATGTTGCGTTTAGGTCTGTGTTGTCGTCTGGAGTCGCAAAGTCGTCGAGCTTTATAGCCTTTGCGTCAGTTAGGAATCGAGTGTCCCACAGATCTCCTACCGTAAGCTTTAGCGGAGCAACTCCATTGATCAGATACAAGACATCTGTGTCTGCCGCTGAAACCGCACCAGTAAGACCGTTGACGTATGTTAAAAACTCCGACCAAAAGTGCGATCGAAGGTTTGCGAGCGTCACCTTTGTGTTTGTCGCCCCTTCGTCAACAAGGAACAGATCACTGTCGGAAAGAGACGCGCTGCTCAAACTACCAACATCAATACTGCTAGTCACAATACCAGCCACGTAGGTAGCCAGAGCCCCAACGTCCAATTTGTAGCTTGTCGCCGATCTTCGCATCCAAAGGTCGTCACCAGCTTGAACCGCAGGACTTGCGTCAGCTTTGTCCCACATCTCAGTTTCGATGTAGGAGGCGATGTTTGCGCCAGTAATCTTCTTTGGTGTAGTCCCTTCGATCACGTAAAACGTGTCAGCGTCCTCGAGCGTTGTGAGTGCCGTCAAACCAGAGACGTAAGTTTGGTAGTCCGTCCAAAGCTTCGTTTCGAGCTCTGCCAATGTCGCTTTCTTAGGTGTCGTGCTATCCCCAACCAGGAAAAGCGATCCAGATGCAAGAGAAGCAGAGGAAAGACCTGTGAGATCCAAAACGCCAGCCTGAACACCCGCGCTGACAAACGTCTTGAGTTGATCCACTGTGACACTGTAGGTAACTCCGCCGCGACCAATGATCACCTTGTCGCCAGTAGCGACTGGATTCCCGCTTGTAGCCGACCACCCAGAAGCCAGGACATAAGTCGAAAGTAGACCAACGTCCAATTTAAGCTGGGTTCCCGATCGGAATATCAAGAAACTGTCGCCAGCAACCGCCGCCACGGCACTGGCTGCACTGTTTTGCGTTCCGACCACATACGAGGCGATATTCGCACCCGTAGCTGTCCTGCCAGTACCGCTTCGCTCGAGCAAGAACACATCAGTAGCGTTTGCTGCCGCCCCCAACGCCGAGTAGGTATCCCAGGCACCAGATACAACATCAGCACCAACCTTGCCTTGCACGTAGGTGGCAATCGTCGAGGCAGTAACCTTGCTCGCTACACCACTGTCGCTCGCATAGAAGGTGTCACCGTCTGCGAGGGTTGCGATGGCCGGCAAGCTAGCCGTGTAAGCCAGGAATTGAGAGTGGACGCGAGCTGCGATCGCTGAAAACGTAGTCTTTTTCGCGGTTGTCGACTGAGCCACGACATACTGATCCGAATCCGCCAGCGTAGCCGTAGCAAGACCAGCGATCTCGGCCCCAAGAGCCGTCACCGAGGAGTCGAGAAACGCCTTGACGTTATCGATGTCGATTTGCTTGAGGATCCCCCCATCGTTGAACACCAACTTGTCGCCCGAGACAATCGTGGTGCTTGTATCTATCGCTTCGAGTTTATCGACCACCCAATTGAAGAAATTCTGCGCTGTAAGGATCTTTTCCACATCCGACTGAAAGGCGACTATCTCATCGGTGTCGGCGAGGGTTGTGATCACCGATGCTTGGTGAAGCTGATCGACCGCAAAAGCAGCAAGCAAAGCCGCAGTGGCGTGCCGAGACGAGGTTCCATCGAGCAATGGAATCTTCTCTGGGCCTGTAAGCGTATCTACCGCAAGACCAGCCACCCAATCTGCAAAACTTACATCAGGCATGTCTATCTCCACGCCCCAGAGGGCTCTACCACTGCGTTTGCACCTTCCCATGCCCAATTCCCACTTGGAGCAGACAAAAGAAGGATCATGTATTTTCCCCTGGCTCTTGGGTAGCTACGGTGATTTACTCCCGCAGTCCAAGTTCCGCTACTGTGGACAGCCGCAGGCGTAGTCCCTGCAATCAATGCCTCAATAGCCGCCTTGGCATTGATGCTGACCTGCTCAGCCGTGTCAGCAACCATAACTCTCCAAGTCACGTTCACACTACCAGAGGCGGTGATACCGTGCAATTGGATCAGTCTTCCATAGGTGCTTCCGTTTCCCATCAGCACCGGCCCGATCGCGACATAGGATCCTGAGTGCCCAACCTTGAACGGCCAGAACTCCTGCCTTTCCGTGTCAAACATCCAGGACACCGCTGCAGACGGTATGTGAATGTAAACGGCTCTCGATTCGTGATCGTACTCGAGCACCGTATTAACGTTCGTAACGTTCGTCAGATGCTCAGGAATCGCATCCTCGGACAACGCCTGCAAGCCGTCGCCAGAAGCCGACACCGTGTAAAGACCATGCGACGAAAGGAAGTAGTATCGATCGAGATGATCACGGCACCAAGCCTTTGCACCGACCATGCCGACTTCCCGCGAGATGTTTCGAAGCGTTCCGTCTGCAACCGGATCACCCTGGACAACCCATAGTGAACCGCTTGTTGCCGCCAGCAAATAGGCATCTTTGTGTGGAATCAGCGAAACCACATCAGACCCTAGTTCACCAGCTTCGGACAACTGCATGACGAATGGACGCATCAAATCGCTGACATCAGCGCTGAGCGACCAATCGGTATGGTTTGATTGCCGACTAGCGAAAATCGCCCTTCCAGAAGGACGAATGAAGCGATCTCGGTAGATGCACTGCGAAGGATGGCTATTTGGAGCGTTAGCACCTGGAGTCACGTAAACCGTACCACCACTGTGAACAGCCGCAACACCTGTACTAACGACAATCCTGTTGCCGCTTGAGTCGGTTATCTTATTACCAGCGCTATCGGTCAAATACCGATCTTCGGTTGCAGGGACGGTCGAAGCACCAGCTTGAACCCAAGAGCCACCGCGAAGGCGACCTTGGAAATCTTCCGTTCTGCAATTCACGGCCCAAGGACAAAAATACCTCTCCCGCCTGCCTACGCTTTGGCGAAAAGACAGGCGGCGACTAACGCCCGATGGGAAAAGTATCTCTTTGCTTGTAGCCATGTCACCAATTACGCAGCAGCTTCAAGACCAGCTACGGTTCCGTTGCTAGCGATCGTTAGCGCCTTCCACGAGGTAGCAGACTCGCAAAACAGAACGACCATCTGGTTTGCCGCGACTGCTGACTCAGCGTTAGCACCAGAACCACCGTTGATCGCGATCGTTGCCGGATCCGTCGTTCGCAACTCACCGCCAGTGGCAGCGCCAGCGACAATGACAATCCTACCGGGAACCGGAGCAGGCAAAATGAGAATGTTATTCGCGTTACCCCAAGTCGGGATAACCATCTGAATGAAAGCCTCATCCGACATCTTGGTTCCGGTGGCGGAAGCGACCAAAGGCACTCTACCTGGGCCTCCAGGCATAAACGCCATGAGCAATTCGTGTAAATCGTTATGAGCCGACATGATTTTCCCCTTGGGCAAAAACTAATCCTTCAACGTAACCCCAACAACGCCAGCGGCATTGCCTGTGATCTTCAAGAACCTTGCACCAGCCAACGCTTCTGGGATCGGATACGATCGACCAGCCGCAACCGTTGTGGTGATAGCAGAGTTAGACTCGGTGTAAGCCGCAAGGTAAGTTCCAGTTGCGCTGATGCTGGAATACCAAGTAAGTGTCGTCAGCGAGGATCCGGAGGGTATGTGAACCATACCTCTTTCAAAGTCGCCGTAGATGATCTCATCGCTTGCGGAAAGAGTGGTGCCAATGTCCAGATTTTCGATTGAATTGCTGTACCGTGCGGTTGTCACTGCGGATCTCCTTCGATTGTCAGTCTGCCTATGCGTTGCTCGCGACTGCGGTAATTGTAATCGAAAACGCTGAATTTGCTATAAGTTCCACGAGGCATATCTTGACCCAAACTCGTAGGGCTCGACCTGTCCTGATCATTCCTGATCGCCAGAGCAATCATTTCCAAGTATCTTTTCTCGTGGACATGCTCTCTTTCCTCGTAATTGTGCTCTGCGGCAGCCAAGCAAGCCTCCAGGAACACTTGGCTGAGCATTTCCCCCCCAATTGGGTACGGATTTGCATCGCTCAGGTCTACGGGACGCAAAATCATTGGAACTCGGAGCACGTAAGCCGCATCCGGAGCCGGATAAAACGCCAGCGATTTGCGACTCCCGACGTTTGGGTCGAATCTGTCGGTTCTGACCGAGTAATAAGCGGGACGACCAAACTCAGGGTTTGTTGTCTCAAGCTTCCTGATTGTCGCGTCATGCCGATTGCAAACAGACGGAAACCACTGGTCTGGCCCTGGGTAGTACGTCAACTCGCTGTCATTGGCGACCGAATCAAACGCAACATCCATCGGGATATCGGTTCTGGCGATCTGGTACGCCGATGCACTCGATACCGTAACGGTCGTGTCATCCAGAGATATTTGAGAGTTACTCAGCCGACTTGCTACCGAGTAATACTTGTTGTTTATCCTAAGAATGCTATTAGCCGCCCATGAAGGGAAAGTCCCGCCGACGAGCGTTACCACGCCCGAGGCGATCGTTACCGTCCCAGTTGCATACGGGGCAGTGGTCGTGACATCGACCAGAGGCTTGAAAAACGACCAATCATGCGCTGCGTAAACACGACGAAGACCGTCAGTGATGCAATAGCCGATCCTGGTAAGCTGCTCCTGAGTGAAGGATGCACCTGCCTCTGCGCCGAAAAGATAGTGCCCGACCCTGTTTACCAAGATCGAATAGTTAATCGGGCCGCCACCTGTCGCGCTCGTTCTAGCTGGGAAGTCCAACTCAAAGTGATAAGTTGCGCCGTCGTAAACAAACTCGACATACGCCGTGTAAGCGACATTCACCGCATCAGTAAACTCATACTGGTAGGTTCCAGTAGACACTAGAGTCATTGCTGTCCCGTCAGCAACAACAACAGCGTTGGTGTCGTTTCGCTTAACACCATACGTCCCGGTTGGATCGGAAAGCAACGCTGACGTTACGTTAGTTGGAACGCCGTCAACCTTAAAAACTTTTCTTATGACGCGAGACATAATTACTCCAGCGTTATGCTTCTATCTTCAACCGTGATATTAGTGACACCCCCAGCACCACCACCGCCAACTCCACCAACGTCACGGATCGCTTCGAGCGAATCGGTCGTCTCGTTGTAACTTGCCCCCGCTGGGGTCAAGTTGATTTCGCCTCGGGTGGTCGCATCGGCAGTCTTGCCTGCCAATACTCCTAGCCATTTGGCTAGCGATGTAATCCCTGCAAACAGGGTTTCGGGGATTCGATTAACTAAGGCTGTCACGTTGGTCGCCACGGCGGCCAACGCTGTGCTAGTAGCCAAGCCCGACTGAATTTCACTCACTGTGAAGGTCAGGTTCGGAATCATCATATATGCCGATGTCGCGTCTGGCACAGTCGCCCATTGACCTGTCGCCGATCTTGTTCGGATCGTTGCAACTTTTGTTGAGCCGACATAATCCTCAACAAGCCCAACTTGATCCTGACCGGTTCCGCTGCGGATAAACACTAGCTGCCCGTTGTAAGCATCGTCACTTGCTGATGCACTTGCGTTAAGCGTTATCGTGGTCGTCGACCCACCTTGTGCTAACCCTTCATTCACCGAGTTCCGGCCTGCATCTGCAAGAATAACAAATTCGCTGGTATTGTCGGGATTGATTCGCCAGTCTCGATCGACTGTCGCAACCTTGGTCGAGCCGTTGTATTGCAAAATGAGCCGAGCCTGCCCTGCACCTGTTCCAGTCTCGATAAATATCAATCCAGGATCGTACTCGCCATTAGTCGCACTTGCGCCCGCATCAAGCTGGATTTGATTATTGCCCGTCCCTGGCCCCTGTGCTGCCCCGGCCCGAACAATGACATTAGCAAGCTGTCGCACTCGTCGCCCGGCTGAGGATGCAATGTTGTGAGTCGCGCCGGTCAGCACTTCATCCCATACAATATTCGCTATCGGAGCCCCTGCTTCGTTGGCCGTCAATGCACCAGCGTCCAACTCGTCGACCAGCGTGACCCGCGAAATGCTACCGCTGTTATCAATCACAAGTAGATTGAAGTTAGCCGGAAATGCCACAATCAAATCGGTTTTAGCCTTAATTGCCGCCACTTCGGTATCTACAAAATCATCGATCGCGTCAACGCTGGTTTGCGTCGCTCGGCTTCCGATTGTCTGATCGATCCTCGACAACCCAAACGCCGTCGCATCCTGATAATCGACCGCGTCAAGCTCGATCTCGATGTCAACCGGGTGCATATTCGCAGCACCTCGCAAGCATACCTCGACCATCCGCGCACCGGCCGCGATAGCTGCGTCTGGTATATCAATCTCGTACCTGCCCGCCCTAGATCCACTCGCGACGATACCGCCTGAGACGTAAGTCCCAAGCGTCTTTGAAACCAAGCCAGTACCGACGCCAAGCTGCGTCCAGGACGACTGGCCCTGTCTTCGATATTCAAGAATAAGACCACTTGTCATATGCGTCAATCCGCTCAAGCCACCACCCGTGGTTGATGTGGTATCGTAGACGATAACAGGAAGCGAAAGCGATGTTAAACCAGCCTTGATTTTACGTCTCATTCGCTCATCCCTCCGCTCATTCCTGGCCGGAAAAATATTCCGCCACCGCCACCAAACGCAGGCCCGTCAAACTCAAACAACTGCAAGACACGAGTTAGGTAAGTTGCTGACGTAGCCACCGTTGTAGATGCTCCAGCCCAGTTGCTTAACTGACTTGCATTTGTGTCGTGAAGTACAGATTTCCAGACACCCGCAGACGATTCAAAGTTAATGTTAGTCATGCCACTTGGCGCCGTCTCAAGGCTGTTCGTGGAATTTAGCTGAATACCTGTACCTATGTACCAATTGTCATCAACTCCAGAACGATAAACCAATCCGTTTGTTTGCGCTGAATAGCTCACTGAAGTCGAAGTTGCAAAGCCTAATCCTATTGCCGATGAAATCGTCAGAATGCCAGTACTTCCGCGATAAACCGCGCAATGCATAGCTGAAGCGTTAGTCCATGTTCCGCTTGTCTCGCTTGAGGATTGAGCTAGCTTCCAACCTATTGCCGACGAAACTCCACTTGCACCAGTGCTAGACATAACGATCCATCCGCTAGGGATCGTCGGAGCTGTGGTATTATTTCTGTTGGCACAAATAAGAATCAGATCCCCGCTTTGATGAGTCGGGATTGTGATTGTAGTTGCTTGTGCGGATGCTGAACCGACTCTAGAGATTGCCACTTATCACCAGATCCTCATCACCATGTTTGTGTTGGTCGATTTTTGCTTGAGTCGCGTTATACCGATCGATATTTTGCTGCGTCCACAGAGCTCGCTTGGCTGTCTCGCCGTTAATGATGTCGCGGATAACTCGAACCGAATGAGCGGATTGAGTACCATACCCATGATGATCGACCCACCGAACGGTTTTGAATCCCATCCCGGCGAGATCTTGAGCGTGACTCTCGGTTGCGTAGCCAAACCGAACCAAATCAGCAATCATAGTTGCTGCTGTTTGCGAGGTCATGTCGGCAACCTCCGATGGGTTGCTTGGATTGTCAACCCAACCCTTGATATTCCAAATCGCAATCCTTTGATCTCTAGGGAGGGAGGCGTCGAAAGCATCGGCATTAACCTTGCCGTAGATGCCATTGTCGACAGCATACTTGATGATCGCACCGATCGGAGCGTTGACCGGAATCGTAACCATCAGCAGGTTGATCGCATCAGCAGCCGCTTGGTCGCTTAAGTTTACGTGCTGAGATTCATTCAGCTTTTCAATCAATGGTTGGTCGCTCATGCTCTTGCCTCAATTCTTGTGGTAACAAAAACAACATACTCGACATACCGCCAAAAACCGATCGCATCAAGGATCGGATTAAGAATCGGGGACATAACGCAGTATCGGATATGATAGGGCGAACGATGATGCTCGGCATGATGCTTGCACGATTGAAGCAAACCGATCCGTTGAGCCATCGATACCAACCAGCCGTTCCGCCCTTTAGAGTGCCCCCAAGCATGAATCTGATTGGCTTGACTCAAGAAAAGAAACGTGAGCCATGCGTCTTGCGTCGCATCAAAACAAAGGCACGCGCCACAAGCCATCATCGATGCGATTATCGTTAGTGAATTTCGCTGCCAATATGAATACTTGAGGAATGCATACTGATCGCTATGGTGGAGTTGGTTTGGCCCACCGATGAGCTTCCCTAAAATCGGCGTATCTTGATCCAGGTATGAATCTTCCCACCAATGGAAAACACCGGCGATAAAGTCAGCCGCGAGGAATGACAGGATGATGAACAGGATCCACTCAATCATTAGGTAAATCACGACAGTCCCTTTTGAAACAAAACCGTTTCTACTTTTTCAAGCTTCGTCCTTGCCGCTTGATGATTACCATCAAGCGTTGCGATACCAGCTTCAGCGACAAGCCCAATAGCGTGATGAGTCGCGCTGTGCGACTGCTGATCCTTTGTTGCTGTTGATTCTAGCTTTGCAAGCGTATCCGCGTTTTTTTCCTGAGTCACTGTCGCTGAGCTCATAAACGCTATATGGGCTTCGGCGATTCTTGGTCCGTATTTTATAAACATCCATAGAAACGGCCCAACAAATAGAATTAGGCAGGCGAACGGGATTCCTACTGCTTGAACAAACTGAGCAACACTTGTCCAATCGATACTCATGGCTAATCTTTCTGTAAAATGGCGACTATGGGTTTGGGCAGCTTCCGTTGACGCAGAGTCCTCGAATGACGGCCTTCAAGCACTCTTTGTATTCTTCAGTTGTTTGAGGGTTGGATTTTGCAATTTCCTTATCCACAGGGATCCTCCAGACGTTTAACCAGTCTTTGTTCCTGCTGGTTGGTTGCCGCATTCCAAAACAAGTTTCAATCGTGCTTGTTACCATGCCTTTTGCGTCAGGTAAGTATTGCGGCAGCTTAGGGAGTAAATTCGTAAGCGAACTCGCAAGAAGCGATGTCGTACCTGCGTCCTGAAGAGTGTCAACCGCCGCTTTTGAAGTGAGGCGTATCGACTCGTAATTCGGAGCAACTGGGTTGGGCTGCGGAGTTGGATTTGGTGATGGCGTTGGCGTAGGAGTGGGCTGGATCGCTGAAGCGGTGACGTTAATCGTGTGCCAACTGTAGGCAATGTTTGCTTGCTTGTCGGCAACAATCAGACCGAATTGGTACTTTCCAGCCGTTGGTATCGAGAAGAACACATTTGCGCCGCATGAGGCCGACTGCGACTTGAGTTCATCTGGGATAATCCAAACCTTGTTGTCTCCAACCGCATCCTCGTGCGAAAGGAACACCAGCGTTCCAGCAAGAGCCGTCGCTGGCCCCTTAATCGAAGCTTTGAGTTCTTGTCCGATCGCTGGCACTGCCAGCATTAAAAAAAGAAGCAGTGTTCTCATGGTTTCCTGTACTTGGCTTGCGGTGCTGCATGCAAAGCGATGCACATCGCATCGCTTTTTGAGTTTCAAAAAACAGAGACTAGGGCTTAGGCTCTGGTGCTGGCTGTTGCTTCTTCTTTCGGTTTTCGATGATCATTTTGATAATCTCAAAAATAACTGGAATCAAAACCTCCCAACCCTGAGTTCCGGCAGACGGAATACTGCTAGCGATTGAAACAGACTCGAGTTCATTGCACTTACACTCAAGATCGTCCAGCAAGCTTTCAAGACTCTCGCAGGACATGGTTCCGGCTTCGGGTGTGTCGCTGGACGCATCCGATGGGGCAAGTTTCGTAACCAAGCAACCAGCGATCCATAACGCTTGAGTGATGGTTTGCGTGGTCACCCCTTTGCGAATGTCAGCTACCAAGCTGAGAACGCAAGAGAGGGAGACATCCGAGGTGAATTTGCTTTCGCACGGCATAGTAAAAACCTTTCCTAAATTGATAAACCTAAACTACAGAAACGTGATCTGATCATTTACAAGTGCGGCGATGATGTCTTGGGTCTTTGGTATCCCAAACCCCCAGTATGGGTCATGTCCAGGATTGCCTTTGTCCTGGG